AGCATCGGCCGGAGTTCGGCCATCGTGACCGAGCCCTTGAAGAACCGGCCCCCGGCGACCGTCGCCTTCTTGAAGGCCGTGGCTGGCATGCCGGTGCGCCCGTCGGTCAGGCGGTACATGGAGTCGAGGTAGTCCTGCACCGGGTCCTTCGGCTCGCGCTGGGGCTTCTTCCCGCTCTGCTTGTCGAGGATCATCTGCTTGGCCTTCTGCGACCACGCGTGGACGATCAGCGGACTGGTCCCCTTCACCTCAACGATCAGGGTGTCCTGCTCGATGGGGATCAGGCGGATGGGGCCTTGCGGTGCCTTGCTAATAGCCATCGCCGTTCCTTCTTCTCTCCGGTTCCGATTGGGGGTCCTTGCCTGCCCTGCCATGCCTCGCCATGCCCAGCCGGGCCCCGCCCACGCCCTGCCCCGCCTGCCATGCCTTGCCACGCCGAGCCCTGCCGTGCCGAGCCGCGCCGAGCCGTGCCTCGCCTGCCATGCCTGCCCTAGATGGGTGGGATCTTCGGGGTCGGGACGATCAGGCCGGACTTGGCCTGCTGCCCGAGCTGCGTCAGGCCACGACCGAGACCCTCGGCCATGTCCGGCGGCAGATGGATGACGGCCGTCCCCGTCGGCAGGTCGAACAGCAGCACCACCCACGTCTGCCCGTGCGCGGTCCTCTGTTGCAGCGTGACCTGCACCGGGCCCGGCTGCGCCAGGGCGTTGCTGCCCGGCTGGACCTGCGGGGCCTGGCCGTTCCCGTTCACTTCGCCTCCGTTCTGACCCGTAGGAATCGCATGACGTCACGGTGCCGGTAGCGCACCGTGCGGTAGCCGAGCCGGACGTAGGGCGGCCCGGCTCCTTCCGCTCTCCACTTCCGCAGCGCAGCCTCGGACACGCCGAGGAGCTCGGCGACCTCCTCCGGCGGCATCATCCGGTCATCGGTCATGTGCTCTCCTCCCTCAGCAGCGCGACGACGAACACGACGACGGCGATCATCAGGAGGGCCCCGGGCGCGGCCAGCAGGAGCAGCACGCCGAGGAAGGTCGCCGCCATGAACAGCAGGGTGCCGACGAGGGGGCTCACTGGGCCCACCACTCGGGCCGCCTAGTCCCCCATGCCGACACCGCCGCCCCCGGTGGGCCGTCGGAGTAGTACTTGGCGGCCTGGACGCCAACGACCTGCGAGTCGTCGGTCCACACCCCTGCATCGGTCATGCCGTCGAGGACGGCGCGGAGCAGCTTGTCGATGTCTGGGCGCTTCCATGTCCACAACGGTGCGGTCTCCTTCAGGCGGCCATCCGCCCGGTAGTGGCTCTTCGGTCGGGGCATTCGGAACACGACCTCGACGCTGACCGGCCCGTGCTGCCAGCCGGGGATCCCGGCCCGGGCCATCTCGGCCTCGGCTTCTGCGGCGACGGCGTAACGCCAGGGCCGAAGCCTCGACGCGTTCGTCGGGACGACCGACCGGCCGTAGGACCGCATGGATCCCTGTGGCACGGGGGTCCCGAAGACGTCGAATTCCAGAACGACCTCGGTCAATTCCACTGGGACGTCTCCTCCCGGGCGGCGTCCTCGTCGGCTTCCTCGGCGGCCTCGACCATCTGCTTGAGGATCGTCTCGACGCTGACCCCCCGCAGGGGGGCTTGGGCGCAGGCCAGGCCGACGTTCGTGACGACGAGGGTCCAGAGCATCCTCGCGGCGGCCTCCGGCCTCTGGGAGATCTCTGTCACGGCGGCGTCGAAGACGACCAGGCCGATGTCGCGGGACTCCGGTCCCCGGGCGGTCGCCGAGACGTAGAACAGGCGCATCAGGTCGGTCGCCAGGCCGACGTCGGCCGCGTGCATCTCGTTGGCGTTCACGGCAGATCCTGCCGAGGGTCGGCCGCCGCCACCAGCCCGGCGCGGATCGGACCGAAGGGGGACGCCTCGGCGATACGGACGACCGCCGCGAACGGGATGAGGTAGTCCATCGCGGCCTCCCGGTTCGGGGCCCCACTGAACGCGACCAGCTCGGCGATGAACGCCTCCAGGTCGATGCTGCGGTTACTCATCGCTCTCCTCCGGTGGTGTGGTGTGGCAGGGGCAGGTACACATCGGCTGGCCCCGCCAGTGGGGGCGGCCGATGCATCGCTGGTGCTGGCCGTCTCGGCACAGGGGCCAGACTCCGAGGGTCGTCATCGGGCGTCCTCCCCGAGCCGGATGGGCTTCTCCCGGTAGGGGATGTCCTCTGGGCTGGTCGGGAGCTTCCCGTACAGGGCGAGGGCCTCCCGGTAGATGTCCTCGGGGGTGTGCCCGTCATCGATGAGCTTCAGGAGCCCCCGCCGGAGGACGTAGCCCTCCCACCGGGTCAGGGCAACGGGCCGGGTCGTCACGCCGAAGATCTTCCCGGGTGGGTAGGACCCCTCGCCCCACCCCTTCCCCCAGGTCACGATGATGCGGGACCCCCGGCCGTAGCGGCGGGTCGTCACCGTCTCGACGGGGACGTCCACCTCGGTCCAGGTGCCGGTGTGGTCGTAGTACTTGACGAGGACGAGGTCGCCCGGGCGCAGGTCTCGGGCCTCGACCGGCCGGTAGGTGTTCACACCGTCCCCCTCCTGCTCGCGGAGGCGCTCGGCCTCCTGGTGGCGCAGCCTCGCTGCTCGGGTCATGGTCACGGGGTCTTCCTCCAAGCTCGCCTGGCCCCGGGGCCTCCCCCCGGGACGCCTCTCATTCTGCCCCATTGGGCCGTCATTCTGCCCCATTCGACCCCGACCTCGAGTATCGGGTTTCCCTGATACGGCCTGATACGGCTACGGGGAGCAGTCCAGAACGGAGTAGGCCTCCCGCAGGATCGGGGTGGCCGGGTGCTCCGAGGACAGGGTCAGCAGCGCCATCGCGATCAGCGGACGGGCCTGCTCGATCCTGAGCCGCCGGTCGACCAGCCTCTCGGCGACGACCTCCCCCGGCGACCGCCCGGCGACCGCCTCACGCTCGGCCGGGGTCCGGCGGCGAGCTTGGGTGCCGGACTCCCGGTCGCGCTTCCGAGCGACCGCCTCCCGCTCCCGGTCGTAGGCGCACGGCTCACAGAACCGTGGGAGTCGGCCGGTGGCGTGGACGGCGACGTCGGCACCGCACCGCTCGCAGGGGACGGTCACCGGCCGTGGGCGGCCTCCCCCGCCCACGCCGGGCCGTCGTCCCATGTCAGAGCGCGGTCCCCCCGTAGGCGAGGGCGATGTCCCGTACCGCCGGATACTGGGCGTTCTTCCAGACGTAGGGCAGGCCGGTCTGGGTGCTGTTCCAGTAGGTGCAGAACGGGCCGCCGTGGGAGGCGACCAGCTCGACCCCCTGCCGGGTCCAGGTCAGGCGGGTCGAGTCGTTGACGTCCCCGTACTCGGCGATGGCGAACGGCAGACCGCCGTGCCTGATGTTGACGGCCATGCAGGGGGTGAAGACCTGCTCGATGGTCTTCGTGGCCTTGTTGTAGCCGTCCCAGCTCAGGAAGTCCCACCCGTCGTAGACCCACTCGTCGGGGTTGCGGCCGGAGGCCGGGACGGTGCTGTAGCTCATCAGGTTCCCGCCGATGGGGATGCCCGGCGCGACCTCTTTCCACGCGGCGACGACGGCGGCCTGGAGCGCCCTGAAGTCTGCGGCGGCCCGGCCGTCGTTCTCCGGCTCATGGTTGACGATCAGGTAGCCGACATGGCCCTCGGGCCAGGTCGAGCCGAACGCTCGGATGGCGTCGGCGGCCCGAGCTCGGCCGCTCGCCGTCCAGTCGGTGGCCTTGACGCTGAGGACCGATGCCCGGCGGCCGACGTCGACCCATGCCTCATGGGCGCTGAACGCGGCAGGGATGGAGCGGTCGTAGGACCGTCTGGCCGCGAGCCGCACCCCGAGGGCCTGCTCCAGCGGGTCGATGCCCGACGGGGCCGAGCAGCCGAACAGGGTGCGGAGGGGCGGCGGGGGCGGCGGCGGCGGGGGCGGCGGGGGCTGGGAGTCGATGATGGCCTGGAGCCTGGCGACCTCGGCCTCCAGCAGGACGATCTCCGACCGGAGCCCGGTGTTCTCGGCGGCGAGCTCACCGACCTGGGTGTCGGCCTCGGCCCCGATCAGGTTCAGACGGGTCGCGTAGTCGGTCATCGTGCCTCCAGCTTCGTCACCCTGGACTCTAGGGCAGCCAGCCGCTGGTCGACGCTCAGCGCGGGGGGCGTCGGCGGGGCCACGGGGACGGGCGGCCGGTAGGGGATCGCGAACGAGGCGCACAGGGCCGACGCGATGGCCTCGCCGACCCTCTGGTGGTGCCCGGTCGCCAGGACCATGCCACGGTCTGCCGCGTTGTCGAGGAACGCGACCTCAAGGATGCAGCTCGGCATCGACGTGACCCGGTTGAAGTAGTGGTCCGCCTGTTCCTTGACCCCACGGTCGGGATGGTTGCAGGCGAGGGCCACCGCCCGGCTGATCCGCTCGGCGATGGACCGGGTGCGGGTCGTCGCCCCGGTGAGGATGTACGCCTCCGAGCCGAACCCTCCCCCGGCGTTGTAGTGGATCTCCATCGCGTAGGCGGCGTGGACGGCGTTGGCCCGGGCGGCGGCCTCGACGTAGGACCGCTGTTCGGCGTTGACGTCGGCCTCGACGGCGAACCCGCAGCGCCGCAGCGCGGTCGCCGCGTGGGCCACGACCTTCTCGGCGTTGACCTCCTCGACCATCGAGCCGCTGACGGCACCGGGGTCGTACCCGCCGGATGGGTAGGCCTTGCCGTGACCGGCCCCGAGGTAGACGAGTGTGCTCACACGTCACCGCCGAGCGAGGCACTGTTCGGGTCGCCGACCTTACGGGCGATCAGGCCCTTGAGGGCCGACAGGACGGCGGCGAGGGGGGCGACCCACCAGTAGGGCAGGTCGGCGGTCTCCACGATGAGCACGCCGATGATGACCTGCGCCAGGGTCCAAAGGACCCGCTCCAACCAGTCGCGTGCGAAGGGGCTCATGGGGGGTTCATCCTCCTAGGTGTGGGAACAGGGTGATGGCCGCTCCGGCCACCGCGAGCAGGATGGTGACGAGTAGGCCGACGATCCACCGCTGCCTGGTGACCATCTCCGACTCCAGCGCGGCCAGCTCACTCTTGGTGGCGTAGAGGTCTTCCCGGGCCAGCACTGCGCGGAGGTCGGTCTCATGGCGGTCGCGGAGGTGCATGAGGTCGGTCTGGACCCGGTCCATCCGTTCGCGTTCGGCCTTGACCCACGCGGTCATCTCGGAGACCTCGGACCGCAGCGAGCTGACGGCGTCGAGGATGGCGTCGAGTCTGCGCTCTACATGTATCCCGCCGTCTTCAACTCCGTTCATGCCCCCCGCCACGTCATCGAGAAGAAGGTCGCGGAGATCCCCGCGTTGGTCGCGAGTGAATTCCCGGCGGTGTGCATGGCGAACATCTCCAGGTAGTCGTTCTCGGCGAGCGACACCTCGACCTGGGCCATCAGGCTGGTGCTGCCCGAGCCGACCGCGTCGCAGGACACGGCCTGGATGAGGGTGCCGCCGGTTGCGCTTCCGTTGGCGTTCTTGCGGATGTAGACGTACCGCTGCCCGTCGGCGTCGGCCGCGAAGCTGGTCTGCGCCAGGACGTGGTACTTGCCTGGGTAGACGGCGTAGTGCTTGGAAACGGTTCCCCCGGCGTGCATCGAGCAGGTATCCCACTCCTCCCAGTCCAGCCCGATGACATAGGTCGTGCCCGAGGTGCCCATCGTCGTGGTGACGAACGCCTGGTAGGACCGCACGCTCGGCGGGTTGAGCAGGAAGTTGGCGAGGTCTCGGACGTCGTCGTTCCACAGGGACGCCTTGACCTTCTGCCCGACCGACACGGTCTGCTGGCTGGGGATCGCCGTCATGCTTCTCCTCCGCTAGATCCCGAACACCGACTCCTGCCAGACCCGGACGGGCGTCTCATCAGGATGCGCCACTGCAATCGTCGGCGCGATCCCCCGGGCGACGTAGAAGGTCTGCGGCGACGTGCTGCCCGGCAGGACCGCGTCATCGAGGCTGTTCGACCCGTACAGGAGCCGGACGTCGTCGTAGTAGGCGGTCTGGCCGCTCGACCCGTCGAGGCTCATCGACACCCAGCAGTAGGTGTCGTCGGCGACCCAGGTGACCGTGCTCTTCTGCCAGGACCCTTTGGTGGTGACGTTCGGCCCAGAGGCCTCAAACAGGGGCTCGATCCTGGCCGACGTGACGCCACCGCTGGCGGGGATGTAGATCCACGCGCTGAGCGTGTACGTCTCGCCGGGGATCGTCGCGACCGAGCAGCCCATCGACACCGAGGTGGTCGAGGTGAGGGTGAGCAGCGCCGACGCGGCCCCGGTGTGGTGCTGCGCGGTCGACCGGGCGATGGTGACCGGGGAGCCGAACCACGCGGTCCAGCCGGACACGTCGGTCTCAAATGTGCCGTTCGGGACCAGGGTTGAGACGACCCTGATCCGCTCCCCGCCGACGTCGAGGTCGATGGGGAAGTCGTCGGAGGCGACGGTGATCGTCGGCTTCCCGGCTGGGGTGGCGACGGTCAGGGTCGTGTCGGCGGCGGCGATGGGGTTGTAGAGGGTCTGCCCGTCGGCGGCGAACCGGCCCCGCTCGGTGTCATCGAACAGGCCCTCGGCGCTCGGCACGTCGGCCGGGGACAGGACCAGCGTGGTGACCGGGCCGTGCCGCCGGAGCGTGACGGTGACCTGCTCGATGATGCCGTCTTCCCAGGTCCGGCCGAAGTAGCTGCCGGGGAGCGACGTCACCCTGACTCTCGACCCGGGGACCGGGCGCAGCATGGCCTGGGCCAGCCCCGAGGTCTGGGAGGAGCCGGTGTCGACGGTGACGGCGGCGAGCCGTCGGCGGCCGGTCGCCATCGTGAGCCGCGCCCCGGCCAGCTCAACCAGCCGTGTCGGGGTTGCGGCGACGGTCTGGACCTGGGCGTCGACGCTGTACTCGGTCGTCGGCTCCAGGTCGGGGTCGGCGAGGGTGACCGACCCGAGGGGGGCCGACGCGGTGACTCTCGTCGCGATCTGGTCGCCGTCCTGCTGCCAGACGAGACCCCCGACCCCGACGTCGATGTCGAGGGCCAGGTCGAGGGTCACGGCCGGTGTCGGCCCGATGTCGTCTGCGGACGACACGACGATGACACCGTCGGCCCCGAGGGCCGGGTCGAGGTCGAGTCTTCCCCCGGTGGTGCGGAGGACGTCGGACAGGGATGCGACGAGGCTGGTGTCCCCGCCGGTCTTCTGCGCCCCGACGGTGGTCTCCTCGGTCTCCGACACCTCGACCGGCAGCCCGGCCATGCTGAGGAGGTCGGAGATCCGCGTGGCCGCGCCGTCGGTCGAGGTGAGCAGCGCCGGGGTCCAGGTGTCGGGGTAGACCGTCCAGGCGGTGTCGGTCGAGTAGGACCAGACGCCGAGCCCGGCGTAGGCCGCATTCGGGACCTGCCACTGGCCCCCGGCGACCCGGGGCTTGACCTGGCCGCCGAGGAAGAGCTCCTCGCTCTCCACCCAGTTGTAGGCGGGGACCGTGCCGAGCGGCTCGCCGTCGAGGAACACCCCGGTGGTCGTCCAGCCGACGGTGTCGATGTCCAGCCGGACGTGCCGCCACACTCCGCTGTTCATCCGGCCGCCGGTGGTGAACTGCACGGCCGGGGGCGAGGTGTTGCCCTCGACGCCGGACCCGTCGTCGTACCAGACCCGGCACCGACGCTCAGGGTCTGCGGCGCTGTAGCCGACCATGATGCTCGGCAGGACCGGGGAGTAGGGGTGGGTCGCGCTGAACAGGACGAACGTCTGCCCGGTCGCAGGCTCGTCGGTGGTGCGGAACCAGAACTCGATCCGGCGCAGGAGGAGACTCCGCTGCCCGTAGGTGGCACGCACGACCGGGCCGTAGGACGGGACGGTGTCGGACCGGGTGATCTCCACCATGCCGTCGAGGGTGAGCCCCTCGGGGTCCCCGCCGACCGTGACCGATCCGAAACCGTAGCGGCTCGGCACGATGCTTGCCGCTCGCACGTCGGCGGGGCCGGTGAGGTTCATCGCGGACCGGCCGTGGCCGACGTTGCGGAGCGCCCTCGACCCCTCGGGGTCGTCCATCGGCAGCCAGACGCACAGGCCCGGGTGGGCTTTGGCGCGCTGCTCGGGGATGGGCACGCCCTTGACCCGGCCGAGGACGGCGAGCTGGTCGGATGCGGAGATGGTGACGGTCGAGCCGGGTAGGCCGTTGGACGCGTCGAGGGTCGCGGCGTCCACCCTGCCCTGGAACACGACGGTGTTGACCCCGCCGGAGCGGTGGGTGATCCGCAGCTTCGTGCCCCGGGTGATCGGGTAGGTCGCGGCGGGGGAGTCCGGCGTGACGGCCCCGTCGTTGTTGCGGAGGGTGAGGTTCGCCGTCCCGGGGGCGAGGTCGTCCCACCGTGTCGGCTTGCCGTAGCTGTAGACGATCCCGGGCCCGTCGAGCGCGACCCGGTCCCCGAGGTCCACCCAGTTGTCGTTGACGAGGAAGTGAACGCTGACACCGTCGCCTGAGTATCCGACGGGGCCGACGTAGTAGGGGTCGACGGCGGTGAAGACGAACCCGGCCGGGGCCAGGTCGACCCGGGACCCGGTGGGCACGCCCGTGGTGTAGGTCCGAACGCCCGGGGCCCCGACGAGGGCGAAGTGCGACGGGAGACCGCCGACGGCCGGGATGGCCGTCATGGTCACCCCGTCGCCGGTCTCCAGGGTGGGCGAGGCGAGGGTGAACGCGCCGGGGGTCACGGTGACGCCGCCGCCGGACGGGGCGACAGTCACCATGAAGGTGTTCTGCCGGGTGATGTTCCCCGAGGCGGTCGCGGTGGAGGTTCCCTGCGCCGACCCGGCCTGCCCCGTCAATTGCTTGGTCTGGATGATGGCCGGGCGGTTCGGGGCGGAGGCGTAGGCGCAGCAGTCGTCGGCGCGCTCGGTCCATCCCGAGCCGGGGGTGTAGTCGAGGATCGCGCCGTTCGCCGAGGTCAGGGCACCGCCGAGCCCGATCATCAGGCAGTTGTTGGCGACCGGGGTGATCCCGGCGAGGGTGAGGGTCGTCGTGTCGGAGGTGAGGGTCCGCTGGAGGGTGGCGACGTTGTCCAGCCCGGGGGTCGCCCCTCGGACGACGACGCACTGCACCACCCACCGGCAGCCGCCGCTCATCGTCGGGCCGACACTGTCACCGCCCTCGGTCCCGTCGCAGACCCGGTAGTAGCAGGCGCTGTAGAGCGTGCCGTTGCCGGTCAGCGGGGAGCCGGACACCTGGGTCCAGCCGGTGAAGGACGAGACCGTGTCCGAGGTGTTCCAGTGGACCGCGTAGACGGCGACGTCCCCCGCGTTGATCCCGCTGGGCATGGTGAGCCGGGGGGTCGTGCTCGATCCCGTCCCGGCGTCGTTGCCCGAGGTGCCGATGACTGACGTCGCCATGCCTCACCTCACCCGTAGTTGACCGGCACGGTGGGCATCGCGTAGGTCCACGACCCGGCGTAGCAGGTGCGCCACCCCCGCCTGCGCTCGTAGTCGGGACTGTCGAGGTTCTCAGTCGCCCCGAGGTAGCGCATCCGGTACTGGGCCTGGTTCCACCAGCAGACGGCCTCGACCCCCCCGTGCGTGTGGGCCCGGGAGTAGAGATCCTCCACCCAGTCCTCGGCCCGGCCCCGGTTGCTGGTGTCGGTGAGGCACCCGGTCTCGCAGATGGCCGTCTTGTAGCCCCAGTCGCTGATCTCGTAGGCCGGGTCGAGCGCCCCCTCGGCCGACGCCGGGGACGAGAAATTCCCGGGGTAGTAGCGGTCGTAACCGAAGGCATGGACGCCGTCGTCGTGCCGCCACGCCCTGAACCCGGCCAAGTCCTCCACGAACTGGTAGCCGTTGAGGATCGCCCACAGGTAGACGTTGCCGCCGTCGCTGCGAGCCTCCAGCCGCGCCCTGATGTACCGCTGCATCGCCTTGAAGTCGGTCGGCGTCCCGTCGCCCTTCGGCTCATGGTGGAAGACCAGCCACACCGCATCGGTGAAAGAGCACGCGACGTCGAGCATGCCGTCGAGCCACGCATTCCGCTCCCCGGCAGCGATCCCCGCCCAGTCGTTGGACGGCGTCTTGGTCGAGACGAACGGCAGCGCCCGGGTCGCGAGGGCGTTGCTGATTCGGGTCCGCAGAGCGTTCTGCGCCTGGGTCAGACCGGAGTCGACGGTCGCCTTGGAGACGTAGCCCCGGTAGGCGGTGAGAGGAACCCCTAGCCAGGCCTCAAATTCGGCGATGGTCGGGTCGCTACCGGCCCCGAGGGCGTTGTCCCCGACCGAGCTCCCCCAGTAGAAGTAGCCGCTCGGGGGCTGCCCGGGCAGCCCCTCGGGGGGCGGTGGGCGCGGGTCATCGACCGCGCCGGGGTAGCCCTTCCTCGCCGAGACGTGGATCGCCACGGCTCAGGCCTGGATGTAGAAGTAGCCGTAGGAGGAATCGGGTGCGACCACGAACGTGTCGTTACTGGTGACCTTGTCGCTCTCGAAATCGAAGTAGGTCAGCAGGTACGCGTTGGCGGGGGTCGCGTTGTAGAGGTAGCAGATCCCGCCTCGGGCGGTCAGGGTCTGGCCCGAGCCCACCGTCCACTGCGCGTTCGCGGCGGTGAAGATCCCACGGTTGACCGAGGTGTTGTAGCTCACCGCCTTCGACGTCAGGGTGTAGCCGCCGGAGCTGTAACCGTTGCCTGCGGCGACCTCCCCGCTGATGTCGGCCCAGGCGTCGTGCCCGTCGGCGTCGAAGGTGTAGCTGGAGGTGACGAGGGCGAACTTGACGGTCACCCCGGCCGAGGCCAGGTCGCCGAAGTAGCCGCGCAGCAGGTACTCGGCCGCGTGCCCGTACTGGTAGACCGCCATGTTCGTTGTCCTCCTATGCGATCTTCGGCCTGTATCCCCTGGCCGCTGCGGTGTTCAGCGCGTCCACGACCCAGGCGCTCACGGCGCGCTTGTCGCCGAGGTAGGGGCCCTCGGGGAGATGGATGTGCAGCTCGGGCTGGGGGCGTGCCGCCGATGGGATGGGCCGGGGCTTCGGCATGGTCCGCACGTCATCGAGGGGGACGATCAGCTCGGGCCGGTTGTTCATGGCGAGCATGGCGAGGGTGGGTCCGCGCACGATTCCACCGGAGTCGAGGATCGGCATGTCCGGCATGTCGAATCCCTTGCCGCCGAACGGTCCCATCCACCCGGGGGTCTTGAAGCTGAGCTTGCCCGGCCCGTTGTTCCACGCCCTGGCGACCGCGTTGAACGCGGCCTTGAACGGTCCGAGGAAGACGTCCTTGATCGTGGTGAGCGCCGCCCCGATCTTGCCGGGCAAGCCCTTGAACCATCCGATGATCTTGTCGAAGTTGGTGACGATGATGCCCATCGGCGACCAGGAGAAGATCTTCTTGAGGATGTCCCACCCGGCCTGAAGGACGCGTTTCACCCAGGCGACCCCCGCGCTGAACGCGACCTTGATCCCCTCCCACACTGCGCGGACGACCTCGCGGAATCCCTCCGACTTGCGCCAGACGATGACGATGGCGGCGACCAGCGCGGCGATGGCCGCGATCACCAGCCCGATGGGGTTCATGCTCATCGCCACGTTGATCAGCCACTGCGCTGCGGCCCATGCCTTCGTGGCGACGGCGATGGCCTTCTGCGCGACGGTCGAGGCGACGACGGCGGCGGTATGCGCGGCCAGCTTCGCCAGGTTCATCGCGCCGTGGGCGAGGGCCTGGGCACCGGCCCACGCGAGGGCAGCGCCCCGGGCCAGCGCCGCCGCCGCAGTGTGCGCGGCCAGGGCGGCCTTGTGGGCGATGAGCTTCCCCACGTTGAGGGCACCGTGGGCGAGGGCCTGGGCACCGGCCCAGAGCCGGGTCGCGACGGCCGCCGACTTCTCGACGGCGGTGTGGGCGATGGTCGCCATCTTGTGCGCGACGATGGCGGCCGTGCTCTTCAGGTGCGCCAGGCGGGACGAGTAGGTCCACAGGACCATCGTCTGCTTCGCGGCCCGGTAGGCGTGGAGGACAGCGGTCCCCGCCCGGTAGGCGGCGGTCCCGCCCTTCACCGCGACCGTTACCAGAGCGAGACCTGCGGCGACCTTCACCAGCCAGGTCGCGTTGTTCTTCACCCAGGTCACCACTCCGGCGAGGACGGGGAGCATCTTGACGAATGCCGGGACGAGCTGGGTGACGACGACCTCGGCGACACGCTGGACGGCGGGGAGCAGGGACTCGGCGAAGAACTTCGACACGGCCGCGATGGTGGGGGCGGCCTTCGCCATGAACTCGTTGATCTTCGGGCCGATGGTGCCCAGCTTCTCGGTGAGGCTGATGATCACCGTGTTGATGGCCGGGAGCATCGGCAGGAACAGGTCGGTCAGGGCGTTGCCGATGGTGTCCTTGAGGGTCGACATGCGGCCCTCAAGGGTCTGGCTCTGCTTGTCCATCATGCCGCCGAAGCCCTGGGCGTTCTTGGTGCCGTCCCGTAGCCCGTCGGTGATCGCCTTGACGGCCTTGGTCGCCGGGATGAGCCCCTTCTCGCTCATCTTCTGGACCTCGGGGATGCTCTTCCCCATCGCGTCGGCGAGGTACTGCCAGGCGGGGATGCCCATCTCGGCGAGCTGCATCATCTCCTCGCCGCTCACCTTGCCCTTGGCTCGCATCTGGCCGAGGGCCCGGGTGATCCGGTCGATTCCCTCCGCGCCGGAGCCCATCCCGGCCGCCGCGTCCCCGGCGACGAGGAGGATGTCCTTGGCCTCCTTCGCGTTCCACCCGAACGCCATCAGGCGCTTCGACCCCTCGATGAGGTCGGGCAGCTCAAAGGGCGTGGCGGCGGCGGCGACCCGCAGGTCATCGAGGAACGTCTTGGCGGCGGCGGCCGAGCCGAGCATCTTCGTGAACGCCTGGTTACTCTGCTCGTAGGCGCTCGCCCCGGCCAGGCCCGTCTTGACCATCCCGGCGATCCCGCTGGCCGCCGCCGAGACCCCCCGGGTCGCCAGGCCGCCGAGCATCGACCCGATGGCCGAGCCCTTGGTGATCGTCGCCGTGAGGCTCTTGTCGACAGAGCGGAACGCCCCCTGCGTGTCGTCCTTCCCGACGAACCTCAGGACGACGTCGGTGTTCACGCCCATCGTTCAGACCTCCTTGGACCGCTCATGCCAGTCATCGGCAGCCTGTGCCAGCGCACGGAACTCGCCGACCGTCAGCAGCCTCGTCTCCCACGGCCGGATGCCGAACAGGTGCGCGAAGACGGCGAGGTACTCGATGCGCTGCCTTACGAGTCCTCGCCCTCCGATTCCCCCGGCCCATCGTCGTCGCCCTCCTCCTCGATGAACCGCACCGCGTCGAGGGGGAAGTTGAAGTCCTTGTACCGGATCTCGGGGAGACGCCTCTTGACGTAGACGAACAGGAACGGCTTGATCGCGGAGAGGTAGCCGTCCTGCACGGCCTTCTCCCACTTGGGGATCGGGCCGCCCCAGATCTGCTCGATCAGCACGCCCTCGTCCCAGTCGAGGACCCGGTCAGTCTCGACCTCGTAGGTCTCTCCCTGGTAGTCCAGCTCGATCTTCACCCTGCCTCCGTCACTTGACCTGCCATCCCTTCGGGATGCGCCGAGCGTAAGACTCCATGACGCGGCCCATCGCCGCCACGACTTGCGGGGTCATCGCCTTCCCGGTGTCGCGGAAGAACGGCATCGGCTGGGAGGCATGCCACTCCTGCCGCTGCCCCATCATCGGGTGCCGCCACCGGGGGACGTCGCCCTCGATGTAGCGGGGGAGCTTCTCAGCCGACCGTGACCGGCCGCGCTGGGACCGCAGGCTCCTCGCGAACGAGGTGCCGGACATCTTCACCCCGACCCTGGTCATCTTCCCGCCGGACAAGGCGGTGTCCTGCCGGATCGACGCGGCCAGGGCGTGCCGCAGTGACCCCCGAGGGTTCTGCTGGGGACGCCACCCGGTGGCCCGGTTGACCCTCGACATCTTCCGGCGTGACGGGGAAGCGCCCCGCCGGGCCCCGGCCGACAGGGCGGCCTTCTTCTCCGCGTCCACGACCGGCTGGATCGCGTGCCGCATCTCCTTGCTGAACCCCTTCGACAGGTCGGTGTTCAGCTTGCGGAGGGATCGGGCTAGACCCCGCAGAGGGTCGGGGTCCAGCCTGATCCCTACCTCTCCGGCCACTCAGATCGTGGTCTCGGTGTTGACGTAGCGGAGCTGCAGGAACCCGTTGGTGCTGTCGTGGAGGATCGTGCCCTTCAGGGACTGCTTCTGGAGGTCCGGCCCGTCGAGGGGGTGCGGTGCCTGGTCCCACTTGACGGCCGGGAGGATGATCTCCAGCTTGAAGTTGGTGCCATCCCCGGTGCCGCCGCTGATCGCCGCTCCCGTGAACAGCAGGTAGACCGGGACGGCGGTGTCGCCCGTGAAGTTGCTGTACTGCGTGTCGTCCACGAAGTCGCGCTCAAGGGTGATCGACCACTCGCGGAAGTCGTTGAGCAGCGCGGCGGCGCGGGTCCCCGAGGCGTTGGCGTAGTACCGCTCGGTGTTCAGCGGGTTGGGGCACTCCAGCGAGAACCCGGTCACGCCGTCGAAGTTGGCGTTACCCGAGACCGCCATCTTGCCGCTGCCGGTCGTGACGGTGCCGCCGAGCTTGCAGCCGAGCTGACGGCCGAGGAACAGGTCGCCCTGCGTGTAGGACGCCGACGCCTTGGCGGTGATGGTGGACTCGGACATCGCGTCCACGTCGACCTCGATGGTCGCGAACCCGGTCGTCTCGCACGCCAGGGTGAACCCGGCCGACTTGCACCCGGCGTAGGTGTAGGTCTTGTCCCCGGCCGGGCTTGGCACCACGACCTGCTGGGTCGTCGCGTGCCCGGTGCCCTCAAGGTCGCCGGGCTGATGCACCTGTTCGTAGGCGGTGCCGCCGAGGACGACGGCCGTCGCGGACGACCCCATCGCCCACCTGAAGAGCTGGCCGAGACCGAGGGTCGTCACCGGCACCTTGACCTTGCCGGTGTAGGCGGTGCCGCCGGAGTACCGGCGGCCGGACAGTGGGACGGTCTGCCCCGCCTTGATGCCCTTGCCCTGGACGACCTGCTTCTCGACGTCGTAGTTGGCCGACTCGATCTCGCAGAACTTGTTGACGGTGACGGCGGTCCCCGGGGTCGACTCGACACCCCAACCCCACTGGCCGAACAGGCCGGTCGCTCCCATGTCCTACTCCTCCTCGTCGCCGTCGGCGGGGCCGCCGAGGGTCTCCCATGTGACATCGGGCCAAACAAGCGCCTCGCCGTCCTTGGGGACCTCCACAACCTCGTCGGGCTGGACGACCCGGCCGCCGAGGGCCGGGACCATCAGTGGCTGGTCGGTGATGTTGCGGACTCGCACGGTCAATCTCCCTGGAGTGAGGTGATCCGGTTGGTGACGTTGACGTTGAACCGGATCTCGGCGACCCGGCCCTCCCCGGCCTCGGTGACGGTGGTCTGGAGGAGCCGGATGTCGGTGACCCTGGCCGAGCCGGACGGCAGCAGGTCGACCCCGGCGGTGTCGAGCCCGGGGTGGGCGTTGACGAGGTCGAAGATCGCCGAGAACAGGGCGAAGGCGCGATCTCTGACGGTCTTCTGCCCGGTGCCCCCCGTGGTCGCCCACAGGGTGCAGGGGATGCTGTACGTCTCGGACATGCCCTGGAGCCCGATGAACATCCACTCGGTCGTCGCGTCGGTCGACTCGGTGTCGGGGGTGATCCCGATGCATACCAAGGTGTCGGCCTGGGTGGGGATGCCGTCGGCGACCGCGAAGTCCCCGACCTCGCTGACGGTGAGCGCCCCGATGTTGGTGACCAGCCAGTCGATGGCGGCCGGGATCGAGGGCATCATCAGGCGACCCCGGTGTCGGCCCGGCCGAGGGCCCGTAGCTGATCCATGACCTTGTAGGGGACGAGGTAGCCGAGGACCGACTGGCCCTGCCCGTAGGACTCGGCCTCAGCGAAGGGGTGGAGCGCCCCGGCGACCTGCGGCCGGTAGTGGAGCCGGAGGAGCTCCAGCGCCGCCTCATGCGCCTCGACCGGCACCTGTGTCCGACCGGCGACGTAGGTCACGGTGATGTTGTCGTCGCCTTCGGTCCACTGCCCGGCCTTGTACGCGGACCGCTTGCGGCGCAGCAGCCCGGTGTCGGTGACGGCGTAGGCGTCGGAGGTGAGGACGGTGCCGTTCTCGGCGACCTGGGTGACCGACACGACCGGCCACGACCGGAGCAGGATCATCGCCGTCCCGTCGTGGGTCTCGGTGACCGACCGGCGGGACACCGGCCCGACGATGCCCTCCACGACGGCGCACATCGTGGCGATGAACGGGCGCAGCTCCTCGTCGTGGGTGGTGTCGGTCTGCTCGATGCCGAGCCTGGCCTTGGCGTCCCACAGGGACACGAACGCGAGATCATCTGCCGGTGCGACGACGAACGCCTCGGCCCACGCCCCGGCGTTCGCCCCGGTGCTCACCCACCGGGCCTGGTGCCGCCCGGGCAGGGTCGGGGTGAAGTCGTAGCCGTAGGTGCCGGTCGTCGTCGGGGTGACGGTGACGGCGTTGACGGCGACCGAGCCGTCCGGCGCGGTGATGGTGATCTTCACCGTGCCGCCGTTGGCGAGCGCGCCGACAGAGTCTCGGATCGTCAACCCGAGGGGGACGACATCCCCGAGGTCCCACACACGCGCCTCCCTAGATGATGGACCGGCCGGTCAGGGTCGGCCCTGCCTTGATCCTCGGCGCGAGACTCGACCCCGCCCGGGCCTTGCCCCGCACACCGGCCAGCGATCTCTCGACCCCGTGCAGGTTGCCGAAGGTCGGCTTGGCGGTGATGTCGAGCGCGGAGTCCGTTTCGACCGCCAGACCGACGGCCATCCGCTTGACCCGGCCGACCGCGAGCACGACGTCGGACTCGGTGGTGACCTCGACCGCGTGGCGCTTGACCTTCGCCACCGCCAGAGCTGTCCCGGTCTCCGAGGCCTGGCCGACCGCGATCTGCCGGGCCGCCTTCCCGACCGTCTGGGCGAGGTCGGTCTCGGTCGCGAGGCCGACCGGCTGCCGCTTGCGCCGTCCGATGGTCTGCGCGGTGTCGGTCTCGGAGGGCAGGCCGAGGGTGCGCCGACTGGACCGGGTGGCCGTGAGGCTCGCGTCGGTCTCGGTGACCAGGCCGACGGCCTTGCGCTTGCGCCGCCCGACCGGCTGCGCGGTGTCGGTCTCGGTGGTCTGGCCGACCGGGTACTGCCCGGCACCCTTGAGGACCGTGAGCGCGGCATCGGTCTCGGCGGCCTGGCCGACCGTCTTGCGCTTGGTGTGCGTGAGCGTCTGAGCGGCATCGGTCTCGGCGACCAGGCCGACGGCCTTGCGCTTGCGCCGCCCAGCGGTCTGAGCGGCATCGGTCTCGGCGACCAGGCCGACGGCCTTGCGCTTGGCGAGCGCCAGCGCCGCGTCGGTCTCGGAGACCTGGCCCACGGCCTTGGACTTGCGGCGGCCGACCGCCTGCGCGAGGTCGGTCTCGGCCACGGGCCCGACGGCCTTGGCCCTGCCCTTGCTGGTGGTCTGGGCGGTGTCGGTCTCAGCGGCCTGGCCCACGGCCTTGGACTTGCGCCGTCCAATGGTCTGCGCGAGGTCGGTCTCGGTGACGAGTCCCAGACCGGACGGGCGGGTGACCGATAGGGCGTCGTCGGTCTCGGTCGCGAGACCGACGGCGTAGGCCCGGCGCTTGCCGGTGGTCTGCGCGAGGTCAGTCTCGGTCGCCTGGCCGACGGCCTTGCGCTTGGTGTGGGCGAAGGTCTGAGCAGCGTCGGTCTCGGCTGCTTGGCCGACGGCCCGGCGCTTGGTGTGGGTGAGGGTCTGCGCGGTGTCGGTTTCGGTCGAGAGTCCGGTCCGCTTGCCCTTGCCGACCCGCTGGGCCTCGTCGGTCTCTGTGACCAGCCCGACGGCCTTGCTCTTGCGCTTGCCGATGGCCTGCGCCGTGTCGGTCTCGGTGACCAGGCCGACGGCGGTGCCACCACCCTTGAGGATGGTCTGCGCGAGGTCGGTCTCGGTTGCCTGGCCTAGGGTCCGACTGTGGCGTCGGGTGACCGGCTGGGCCTGGTCCCCGGCCCCGCCCGTGACAGCGTTGGTGATCTCGGCCAGGAACACCCCGCCGTAGAACACGCTCTGCCCGAGGTCGCTGACCGTCGCGCTGGTCGCGGTGGAGTCACTGCGATACCAGACCCCGGTGTGGGAGAACGAGGACCCGTTGTTGTACAACTCGGTCCAACCAGCGCCCGGCCCGGTGAAGGTGCCGAAGGCGTCGTTCTCGGCCCATCCGATCAGCAACAGCAGGTTCCCCGAGGTGGGGGTGCTCCCGAGGGTCGGGGACAGCGAGGCGGAACTGTTGCCACCGGGCCACTTGTCTGCCGCGACGGCGACCACCTGGGGGAACGGGGTGGTGGAGTCGTGCCCGGTGATGTCGAAGACCGCCATGCCCGGGTAGAACGAGAGGGAGCCCGACGACGGGTGGAAGTCGATGGTGACCGTCATCGAGGTCGGGTTGGCACCGACCGGGGCGGTGAACACCGAACCGCCGCCCTGCCAGTTGTCACCGTTGTCGAGGACCCCGGTCGTGGCGCGGCGGGTCCAGGTCAGCCCGGCAGAGTCAGTGATGATCGAGGTGTCGAGCGCGGGGTCGACGTCGTTGCCGTCCGTCTCGCACCCGGTGACCACGACGAGGAGAGAGTTGGCGGCGGGGGTGAACGTGTTCGACACCCAGGGGGCCGACCTGGCGGACGAAACACCCTGGAAGCGCCCGGTCACCACCCACTGCTCGGCCTGCTGCGATCCCGACGTCGCGATCCCGAGGGTCTTCCGCTTGACCCGGCCGACGGCCTGCGCCGTGTCCGACTCGGATGCCTGCGCGACCGGGGTCCCGCTGGAGGGGCTGGTGATGGCCTGCGCGGTGTCGGTTTCTGTTGCTACGCCTAGGGTCTTCCGCTTCTGCCGGGTCGCGGCCAGCGCCACGTCGCCCTGCGCGTCGGAGACGATGGTGCGCCAGACGTCGTCTGCGAAGTAGGTGGTCCCAGACCCGGGGACCACCTCCCGGGAGTCGATCTGGAAGACGAGGTGAGCACAGTTGGCCGGGATGGTGAAGACGGGCGTGGCGACCTCGGTCCACCCGGTCCCGTTCGGCTGGACCGCGCCCGACCTCGCGGACGAGATGAGGCCCCACCCCGAGGTGTAGGCCTCAAGGCTGGCGTCGACGGTGCCGGTGTAGGTGCCGCTCCTGACCCAGGCCGAACCCTGGTACTTGACTCCCTCGGTGAACGCACCGCAGTCCTGGCCGAAGCCCACTTGGTTGGCCGACGCCGGGGCGGTCACCTTGATGGCACCGCCCCCGGTGCGGACCGTGGTCGTCTCCTGGGCGAGGGTCGCGCCCCCCTTGGCGTCCCACCCGGTGATGTTGGAGTCGAAGGTTGGGTTGCTCGCCCCGTTGCGGCGCAGCCGGACGTCGTCCACCAGGAAGGTGTTCGCGGATGGGGCGGAGTTTTGGACGATCAGCCTGCACTTGACCGCCGTCGCAGGGACCGACGAGCAGTAGGCCGTGAGCGACTGCCACACCCCAGTCGATGCGGCCCGGGTGTCGTAAAAGTCCCCGCCGACGATAGTGCCAGTGGAGTCCTCAAACTGGAGGTAGAGCCGGTGAGTCTTCCCGGTCGTGCCCTTGACCCAGGCTGTCGCGACCAGGGCCTCACCGGGAGTGATGCTGTACAGGTACTCGTAGTGGACCCCCCAGCCGTCGGACCCGGTGGTGACGGTGAGGCACCCGGTGGAGTCGTGCCCGTCGCTGTCAGTCCAGGCGAAGGACCCGCCCGAGCCGACGACGTAGGACTTCCAGCCCTCGATCCCACTGGCGAACGTCGAGGTGAAGGGGACATCCTGGGGCCCGGCGACCCCGACCGGCTTCCGCTTGACCCGGCCGACGGCCTGGACCGTGTCGGTCTCGGTGACCTGGCCGATGTCCCCAGACAGGCCGGGCCTCGGCTTGAGGACGAAGTTGCTCCAGGCCCAGGAGTCGTCCCCGTTGGTGCTCTGGTTGAAGGTCGGGGCGGTCTGGTTCCCGGCGGTGCTCTTGAGGATCGTCGCCAGGGCCTGGGCGCAGTCACCGCCGTCGGTCGTGTCGTAGGACGTCCCGCCGTACTGGAGGGTGAACCCGTTGGCAGTGCTCAGGTTCAGAGCGTTGTCGTCGGAGGTGGAGACGACCGAGACGACCCAGGCACCGTTGGTCGTGGTGGTGATCCCGGTCCCGCCGTTGGGCTGGAGAGTCGCGGCTGCTGCTGCGGTCCCACCCTGGACCGTGACGCCGTCGAGGGGGGTGGTCTTGTCGACGTTGCGGAACGCGGAGATGGTGACGGCGAGGACGTTGGGGGTGGGGCAGGACGCGGACGGCGCGGTCTCGGACCCGCTCGCGGCCCAGCGATACCACACCGACTGGGCGATGCCGGTGGTCCCGAGGTCGAGGAACTGGGTCGACCCGATCTGGGTCCACGACACGCTGGAGGTGGTGATCCCGTGGACTGGGGTCGGTGAGTCCTCGCGGGTCGTGATGACCGCGATAAGCAGGTCGTCGGTGGTGTACCCGCTGGGCAGGTTGCAGGTCAGCGGGGACCCGGTCGAGGTGGCCTGAGTCGAGGTCCCGACGTAGGAGATCGGCAGGACCACGGCTCACCTCCTCACGGCGTCAGTGCGGGGGGCCGGATCGGTCCGGCCCCCCGTCACGTCTAGGAGGCTCGGAAGAACCCGCTGGCGTTGATGACGGCGACGACGTCGGACCCGTCCGGTGTGATCGCAAAGTCGTGCAGGGTCAGGGGAATGATGTTGGAATCGGTGCCGCCCGTGGAGTCGCTGTCGTAGCAGATGATGAGGTCGGTGACCGCACCCGCCGTGACCGTCGTCCAGGTCTGGTCGGGGATGTCGATGTCCATCCGGTCGTTGGTGTCGTCCGGCGTTGGGGTCGACCCCCAGGTGATCGCGATGTCGGAGTCGGTGAGGGTCTTGCGACCCCAGCCGCCGGTCGACCTCTCGGTGCATCCACCAGCCAGGCACGCGGCGAGGGTGTCGAAGTCCTTGATGGTCGCGTCGGTGGTCGCACCGACGTCCACCGGGACGATGACGAGCACCGCGTTGGCGGGGTCGTTCGCGTCGACCCGGCCGACCAGCTCAGCCACCCTCCCCTTCGCGATGTTGAAGACGATGTCAGCCATTCAGACCTCCAGGGGTCTTCGCTGCGGCTCGACGGTGGGACGCAGCCGGGGGGGGCGGGGGCGTCGGCTCGGGGCCGAACGACTTGAACCCGACGACGGTGTCCTCGGGGCAGAACAGGTGCTCTCGCCCGGCCACGACCGGGTCCTTCGGGTCGACCAGCGCACCGGCCGGGATGACCCTCTCGTTGGGGAGAAAGACGGTCTCCCGAGCCTTCAGCTTCGGCATGGTGCTCCTCACAGTGGTCGCATCGGCCTCGCGGTGGTCCCCGCCCCGGGGGGAGGGGCGGGGACCACCTAGGAGGCTCAGGTCACGTTGAGGACCCGGCCGCCGGTCACGTCGGTGAAGTCCGCACCCACGCGCCAGAAGCAGTACCAACCGGCCTCACCAGTGGGCCGACGGTTGCTGCCCTTGACCAGCGGGTCGTAGAGCACCGACATGCCGACCCGGTCCACGATGGAGTACGTCGCGGGGTTGAAGGCGACGAGGACGTAGTTGTCCGCACCGGCTCCGATGACCCCGTCCATGTCCTCGACCTCGTACACCGGGCGGCCGATGAGCTGGCTCGGCAGGGAGGCACCGAGGTCCGTCCAGAAGCCCCCTCCCCCACCAGTGTCGAACTGGCGCACCTTGTCCAAGATCGCCGGGTTCCCGAGCCACACCAGGCGGGTGCGGTGCCGGGCGGTGACGGCGTTCTTGAGGGCGAAGACGTCGGCGATGGCGAACGTGTCGGTCGTGATCGACGTGGTGATCTTCGACCCGGCGACCAGCGCGGTGATGACACCGTTGGGCTCGGTCGACCCGGTCGCGCCGGTCGTGAACTTGGCCGCCTCCAGGCGGTCCTTGGCGTCCGCGAACAGCCGGGCGATCTCGGGCCCCATGTTCGCGTCGTTGATCACCTCAAAGCTGCCCTGCACCCAGGCGTGGGCGCGGAGCGGGGTGATCGACGGGCCGGAGAAGGTGGGGCTGTTGTCGCCAGCCTCAGCGGCCTCCGCTGCGAACGCGGCGGTGACACCGGCCGAGCTCACGCCGTGCCAGACGTCGGTGGTGATCGTCTTGACGTCGCAGACCTGCCGGTAGGGGTTGATCGTCCCGGCGTTGGTCAGGATGACGGTCGGGTCCAGGGTGAACGGGACGAGGTAGCCACCGTTCCCGTCGGTGAGGCTCATCGCGGCACGCAGGGACTCCCCGACGTAGCCGGTGCGGACGTAGTCCTCAAACTCCTCATGGTAGGAGCGGGACCCGGTCATCAGGATGTGGCGGCCCATCTTGGCCGGGGACCGGCCGCCCGGGTCGCCGACCTCGGTGAGCCGGGTGACGCGCTCACGCTGCGCGTCGGTGAAGTGCTCCTCCGGCGAGGCCTCGATGGCCTTCAGGGCCCGGGACCGGAGGTCGGTCGGGGAGAGCAGCCCGGCGCGGATCGACTGCATGTCGGCGAACGGGTCGAGGTCGTTGTTCACGACGAGGTCCGGCGAGCCGAACGCCCGGGACTGCGGCGCGACGAACGCGAGGGCCTTGGCGCGCTTCGCCTCGTAGGCCTGCTCGGCCTCGACCTCGGGGATGAGGACGTCGAGGGCGTCGAGCGCGGCCCGGTACGAGGCGACCTGCTCGTCGGTGACGTCCTCGGCAGGCACGGCGTCGATCTCCTTGACGACCGCACGGTGGGACTCGACCTGCTCCAGCAGCGTGGTGAGTCGAGGGTTCATCAGATGACTCCCTTGAGTCTCGCGGAGCCCCGCAGGCGCAGGAACTCCATGACGGTGGACGACTGCCGGTGGGCGTGCCCTTCGGGCTGGGCCTCGGCGGCTGGCCCCACGTCGGTGGGGGTGCCATCTGCTACCTGGCCGCCGGAGCGGGTGGTGAGCAGCTCAATCAACTCCTCGGCAGCATCGGCGCTCAGGCCTTCGATCTGCGCCATGATCTGCGCGGTTCTCATCCCGACGACGGCCGCGTCCTCAAACACGGGGCTCGGGGTGAGCCCGTACTCGATGAGGTCGGTGACCCGGCGGGTGACGACGGTGAGGTTGCCGTCCCGGTCGGGGGAGTACTTGCCGCCCCGGGGCCGCCGGGGCGACGAGTCCACGAACCGGCCGGTGAACGACTGCCCACGAAGGGCCCCGATCCGCACCCCGTCGAGAACCTCCTCGGCGAGGGGGGTGTTGCCGTACCGGGTGACGGTGAGCAGGCCGTGGACGTCGCCGACACGTTCGGGCCGGATCTCCAAGGGGACACCGATGGGGACCGACCCGCGCTCCGAGGGAGTCCCGTGCAACGTCAGCGCATGGTTGTAGAACACGCCGACGTTCCACCCGGGCCGCTTGTTGTTCGGCCGCCGGGCGTCGAGGGACCTGTTGAACGAGGTGGGGTTGTGCCTCTCGCGGTAGACGCCCTCGTAGTCGCGCACGACGGCCTCCACGTCGAACGCTGCCGCGAACGCTTCGACGGTGCGCCCGGTGCCGTCCTTGACGACGGTCGCCTCCTCCAGCGCGGCGGCCCGGGTCGAGGACGGGATGGCGCGCAGCCACTCGGGTCCGAACGTCAGCCAGTCCATCGACGTCAGCTCCATGTCCTGCTCCTGCTCCCTGACTTGGGTGGGATGCCCATCTCCTCGGCGAAGGTCCAGGCCTCGCGGAGCACGGTGATGATGTCGGCGTCGACCATCTCGACGTCCATCTCGACCCGGCTGCCGCCCCGCTTCAGCTCGTAGGCGATGTTCGCCGCCCACCTGTGGTGGCCGTCGACCACATACCTGTCCTTCGTGACGATGATCGAACCGGCGGGGAGGGTGCCGCGTTCCAGGGCATCGCGCATGCCGACGACCTGGCGGCCGACCAGCTCATTCTGCGATGCGCGGAGGTAGGCCGCGTCGACCTTCATCGGCCGCGACATCATGCCCTTGTCGTGGAGGTTCTGGACGAACGCTGCCTTGATGTCGACCTCGCCCTTGGCGTTCTTCGGGAGGAGGTCGGCCTTCGACCCTGGGACGGGCTTGCCGGAGAGCTGCGGCATCTCGATGCGCTTGATGCCCTTCGACTCGGCGCAGAACAGGTTGGTGCCGGGGACGCTCGCCTTGCACAGGTCGTAGACGGGGGCCTTCTCTCCCTTGGCCTCCGCGTCCTCGACCATTCGGGCTACCTCGTCCAGCATGGTCGAGGCCTGGTGGGTGTCCTCCAGCTGGACGTACTTGTCCTCGCCGAGGAACTTGGCGGCCAGCAGGGGGTCGGGTGTCCGGTAGGGGTCGTCCTTGGTGCCGGAACCCGCGTAGGGGGTCGCGGCTCCGAGGGCCTTCCCCCCGGCGTGGGTCCGCTGGTCGTGCTTCCCGGCCAGGTGCCGGTGGGAGTCGGCGAGCCGGTCGGCGTCGAACAGGTCGGAGTCCCCGCATCCTTCGCAGGGCTTCCTCGACCGGCCGCCCGGCTCCTCGACCGGGGCAGGCTCGTCGGACTCTTCGGTCTCGTCTTCCGGCTCACCCGGCGGCCCACCCGGCGGGGCGGCCCCCTCGCCCTTGGCCTTGGGTTCGTAGAGCTGCACCGGGACGAGGCCGGTGTGCTGCAACAGCTTCAGGTCGGCGGCCTCGACGGCGGCCGGGATGGACTCGGACTTGTAGCCGGACTGGATGAGGGTCGACGCGGTCGCTGCCTTGGTCTGGAAGATGGCCGCCCTCTCGGTCTCGGCCTCGCGCAGCGCCGCGATGTCGGTCGTGTCGTACCAGAGCCGGGCCCCGTCGGGCACGGAGACGAGAGACGACAGGGACCCGCACGCGTTGCGCCACAGTGGGCGCAGGGTGAGGTTCGCGAACCTGTCGAGCGCCTCCCGGTAGTTGGCGAGCGTGCTGGCCTGGAGGCCTTCCTTCAGGCCGACGATCATCGGGGGGACCCCGGCGGCGGCGGCGATGCGGGTCTCCCCGGCGGCCCGAACGGACGCGAACGAGATCTGCTCAAAGCTGTTGCCGATGACGGTGACGTCCGCGCCGTTGTCGAGGACCATCGTCTGGAATGCCTGGTCTATGCCGCCGTGCTTGGCGCGGACCGCGTCCCGGGTGCGTTCCAGCACCTTGTCGTTGAGCTTCTCCCGGTAGGTGATCAGGAGGTTGGGGACGGCCGCGTTCGCGAAGAACTGCTCGCTGTACTGGCCCATCGCGATGTCGTTGTTGATCTCCCGCACGACGGGGGTCAGCCAGCTCATGCCGAGCCACGGCTTCATCGGGTCGGGCAGGGGCCGGTAGTGCGCGATCTCCCCGGGGGCGAAGAACATCGAGCGCTCCGACGGGACGCCGTCGGGGCTGTACAGGTAGCCGACGAGGTCGCGGCGGGGTGACTCCTGGCCTCGGGAGTCGATGATGGGGGCGGTGACGATGTCGAGGAGGTGCGGGGGGATGCGGACGATCTCGCCGTCGAGGACGGTCAGGTAGTTGTTCCCGGCGAGGCTGACGTCGGACTCCATGATGGACAGGAGGTCCCCGGTGGTGCCGCCCGGCCAGGGGGTCTCAAGGATCGACAGGGCGTCGTCCCAGCGGGTCTCCTTGGTGTCGATGTCGCGGAGGACGAACGACGCCTCGCTGAACAGCATGATCCGCACGTTGAGGACGGCGGCGACGATGCTGTTGCCCTTGTACCCGTTCTCGGCCCACGACTGGTACTGCGCCGGGTTGACCCGGTCCTTGGTCTCCCCGACCCCGTAGGACGTGGTGAGGACGTAGGCCTCCCCGATGTCGTCCGGTCCGGTGGGGCGTCCGCGCTGGCTGGCTCCGCGCCGCAGGATGCTCACCTATCGCTCCCGTCACCGATCAGCCAGCCGAACAGCAGCAGCCACGCCCCGGCGGCGACGAGGGCGAGCCCGGTCCCGACGGCGACGAAGGCCCCGGCGACGGTGAGCGCCGCCCCGGCCACCTCCATGAGCGTGGTCATCACGCTCTGGTTCGGCACGCGGTGCCGCTTCGCATTCACAGGTCCACGCCGAGGCTCTCGGCGATCCTTGCCCGGTCCTCGGGTGGAACGTCTGTCAGCAGCCACTGCCGGATCGTCTCCTCGTCGGGGTTGTCTTCAGACCCCAGGTCGGCGTGGAAGTCCATCGCCTTCGCGAACACGGTCATAGGTTCGCCGCCTTCGGCCACGGTTGGGTGACGGCCGTGTTCCAGAGGATCGCCTGGATCTGGTTCGGCCGTAGGCCTGTCTCCTGCGCCAGGTCGAGGATCTGCTGCCCGACGAATCGGTAGCCGAGGTCTTCGACGTGCGCCTCTGTGACCACCTTGCCGTTCTTCTGGGTCTTGCCCTTCCGGTCGACCGACCGGCCGAGGAACCCGCCCCCGGCGAGGTAGTTGCTCAGCTTGGTGGGAGTCTTCTCGGGGTCCTTGGGGATCGGGACCTTCAGGGTCGACGGGTCGGCGACCCAGGCGAACACCTTGGTCATGTGCCCGTTGACGGTGACGAAGTCCCCGTTCGACGGGTCGAGGATGTTCTCAAAGAAATTCTGCCGCTTCCGGCCGGTGATCACCGTGCCGGGGCTCTCGCCCTGGACGATGCGCCACGCCCCGCCGATCTTGTCCCGGGTCTGGGGTCCGCAGTCGCCCCACCTCTTGTGCTCGCCCTGCCACCACTCAAAGGGGTCGCCGCCGTACTTCTCCAGCTCCTCGGGGTGCCGCCCGAGGTGGGCCATCGCGTCGGCACATCTCACGTTGGCGTCCCACGGGCACTGCGACGACAGGACGGCGATGAGCGCCGCCCCCTTCACCGGGTCGCCCTCGCCGACCCTCTCGGCCTCCCCCTTCGCCATCTCGTACCAGCCGATGCCGCCCTCGTAGGCGGTCAGGCCGGGCTGGTACGGGTCGGGCATCGACTTGGCGGCCTCGATCCTGGCCCGGGCGGCCTCTTTGAACGACTCGGGGGTCACCCCGTACCGGGCGGCGTTGGCGAGCACCTCGGCCTGCTCGGCGGCGGTGAGCGCGGCCATTCCTCCGGCCGCGCCCTTCCCGGCGTGGTCCTGCTGGTTGTGCTGCCCGGGGAGGTGCCGGGTGCTCAGGAATCCGACGAGGGCGGCTCGGAGTCGAGCATCGACGTCACCGCCTGCTCCCACAGGGAACGGGACCAGGCGTCGATCTCCTCCTCGGTCATCTCGCTCACCGGCTTCGGGGGCTTGACGAACACGCGCTCGGCCAACGCCAGCACCTCCAGTCGGAACGAACCCGTCTCCAGTATCGCGCCCCGCGACCACGTCCCAGATCCCCTGCTGGTTCTCGGCCTGGCCCTTGGCGATGGCCTTCTCCCGGTCGGTGATCCGATGGGATACGTCGAGGTCGACCTCGCGGTGGGGCTTGTCCCACCACAACCCGACGAAGGTGTCGGGGGAGTCGAATTCGGCGCGGTGCTCGCGGACGAACTCGGCGACCAGGCTGGGCCCGGTGGCCGGGTCGAAGAAGTCGGCCGCCGGAATGACCCGGCCGCCTTGCAGGTCGGCGACCATGTACCCGTCGACAGGTTCGGACCCGTCGAGCTTCAGGGAGCCGCCGCCGTGTTCGGCGACCTTCTCCAGCAGCGCGTTGTGCGCCCACCCGGGGCCGCCGTGGATGGCCTGGGGGGTGCCGTTGGGGTGCTTCCCGGGGCCGCCGTGCCGTGACTGCTCGGGGAACAGGTCGGCGTCTGGGACGTGCCCGGCCAGCCGGGCCGCCTCCGCGATCCAGTCGGCGTGCAGGTCATCGGCGTCCACGTTCAGAGTCATCGCGGTGCCTCGTCAACGATGAGGCTCTCCAGGTCAGGGTTGAGCACCTGGGAGTCGGCGAACACATACCGGACGGGGAACGACCCGCCGAGGACGACGACCTCGTCCTCGGCCAGACAGCCGCTCCCGCTCAGCGGCGTGGAGAAGATCCTCGACGCCGGGACCCGGGCGGCCAGTACGGCAGATCCGGCCCCCTCCCCTGTCCCGTCCCCGGGGAGGCTCTCGCCGTGGGCGAACCGGACGCCGACCGACGGGGACGCCGACCACGCCGACAGGGGTCGGGCCGCCGCCGTCACCGTCCCGACGTGGACCCGGGGGTAGCTGACCGCCCGGTCGTCGGCACCCCGCAGCGTGGGCACGTCCTGCATGCCTCTGACCAGGGTCATCCCGGCGATGTTGTGCCGGGCGAGGAAGTCCTGCGTCTCGGCGTACTGGGCGCGCAGGAACGGCTCGTAGACGCTCGACCCGTAGTCGGCGAGCAGCCCCCGGCGCTCACTGTCGCGGTAGGAGCTGGCAGGCCAGTCGGCGTGGCCCTTGACGTCGAACACCCTGGCGGCGGTCTCCTGCATCGCCAGGGAGCGCGGGTCGGAGTCGTTGCTGGTGATCGCCCACTGGTGGACTAGCTCGCCGACCATCATCCGGCGCAGCGCCGTCTCAGCCTCCGGCGATCCGACCGGGGCCCAGCCCTGTTCGCGCAGCATCTTGTCGATGGCGGCCCGGTCCGCGCCCGGCTGCCACGCCTCGTCTACAAGGTCCCCGGCGGTGGCCTTGTCGATGAACCTCGGGCCGAGCTTGACGTACCCGAGCTCGGGGACCTCGACGTCGTCGCCGTCGCGGAGCAGCATCGCCCGGGCGTCAACCTCGTTCATGGCGATGGCACCGAGCCGGGGGTCGGCCATCTCCTCGACCAGGGTCTGGGTCGGCACCTCGGCCATGCGCGCCTCGATGCGCTCCGCGACCAGCATCTTGGCGTCGATGCGGACACCGTCGTCGTCCATGACCAGCATGGTCATGCCGTCGGTCGACGGGGCGTCCCCCAGCTCCTCCTTGTAGGCGCGCTGCAACGCGAGGCTGCCTGCCCCGAGGGGCAGAACCTGCCCGGCCGGGCCGCCCTTCCCGGCGTGGGTCGACTGGTCGTGCTGCCCGGGCAGATGCCGCCGAGCAAGATCAAACTCGAGCCGGGCCGCCCGAAGACGGTCGATCTCCAGCAGCACCCCGGCCTCCCTCACACGAACGCAACCGTCGGAGTCATGCTCGACCCGCTGTAGTAGCTCGCTCTCGCGAACGCCATCAACGCCGCCACCGCCGCGTCGATCTTGCGGACGCTGTTCGGCGAATCCTTCATCAGCCGACGGCCCCGCGAATCCTCCCGCAGCACCGCGTTGTAGACGTGCCGGGTCAGCCCCGGGTGGCCGTCGTGGGTGACCTTCCGCTCAAGGATTGCCTCGTTCCACGACGCCAGCGCCGGAGTCATCCGAGCCGGAGTCTGAGGGAACTCGACCACCTCGATGCCCGTCTCGTTGATCGCCTCCAGGGTCCGCTGCCACCGGAACGGGTCGGCGGCCAGCTCCACCACATCCCACCGCCGGGCCGCCTCGATGATCGCCTCCTCGACCTCCGACTGCGACACCCTCCAATGCGGGTCGTTCGGCGGCCTCTCCCACAACCCCACCACCCACAGGTGCGGAACCTCGTCCTCGTCCTCCGGTGCGGTGCATCCGATGACGGCCGTCGAGTCGTTGGAGAAGGACCCGTCCAGGGCCAGGACCACCCGGGAGTCGTCCGGCGGCGGCGGCCCCGGCCGCTCACACTTCTCCCACGCCCCGTGACGCAGCCACGACGACGTCGAGCGGTAGGGCATGTTCAAGAAATATCTGCGGCCGTCGCTCTCCAGGGTTCGCGGATCCCGAAGCTGCGACACGATGGCGTCGACATCCATCCACTCGGCCGCCGACCCGTAGGACTCCGAGATCGCCTGCCTCAGACGCCTCTCCGACGTCTCCCGCAGCGGCCGGTCCAGCCCCCGAGGATCGGCCTGCCGATGGTCGGCGAACAGCCTCGCCCGGGCCCGGCCCTCGCGGACCGCCTGCACCGTCCGGTAGGTGTCCTCGGCGACCGACCCCTCATCAGGGGCGTACATCGTGGTGATCTCCAGAGCCCACGGCTCGGCCGCCTTGCGCTTCGCCAGGTTCCTCCTCACCGTCGCGTACATCCGGCGCAGCTCGTTGCTGGTGTACAAGTGCGTCTCATCGAACGTCACAAAGGACTCGCGCCCCCCGTCCTTCCCGGCAGCCGACGCCGTGCTCGGCACGATGCGCCCACGGTCCGGCAGCACCACCCGGGTCAGGCCCACGTCCAGGCCCGGCACCTCCGACAAGGGCCCCTCGGCCAGGTTCAGGTAGACCGCGTCGAAGACATTGCCCGTCTGCCCCTCCTCCGTTGCCATGCAACGGACGAACGGGTGCGTCACCGCCCGGCCCATCGCCTCACCCGGCCGGTAGGTGTAGACGAAGTCCAGCAGCCTGTACTGCTCCCCGCCCTCGGCCCACCCGCCGAACCGGCACGGCCCCAGAGCCTCCAGCAGGGCCAGCCTGGCCGCATGCCCAGACTTGTCGGTGCCCTTCGGCGCGGAGTAGAAGACGCTGTCATACATGCGCCGCCCCAGCGGGTCGAGCGCGTAGGCGTCCATCGTCAGACCCGCCAGCTCATCGTCCAGCCGCACCGCCCGGCCCTGCACATCACCCGGCCCGTGGACCGTCAGCGCCTCCAGCCACGCCACCGCCAGCCACCCCAGCCCCCGAGACCTGTCGTGGCCCTTACCCTCCAGCCGCTCCCGCACGGTCAGCCACCGAGGAGACGACGACGCCGCTCCTCCATGTCAGCCACCGGCTTGGCGGCCTCCTCGGAGTCCGGCTGGATCGCCCTCGGCCGCACCTTCTGCTGAGCGGCCTCACCCTGCACCGCCATCCGCAGCTTCAGCCTGTCCTCGGCCGTCGCGCCCATCTTCGTCAGCCTCAGCCGGAGCTCGGCCATCCACGACGGCGACGGGTCCTCGTAGTACTGGTGCCGCAGATGCGCGCAGTCCTGAAGGTAGGCCCAGTCGACCTCCCCCCACTTCTCCGACATCGGGGAACGCCGCCACGCATTCCACCATTCACGGTCCTCGTCATTCGCCCACGCGGCGCGCAAAGGCGGCCCGTGCATTCGCCGTGACGACGGCCGCGAGTCGACCGTCTCGGCGGCGACGTCGGCGCGCACATCCTTGTTTCGGCGCACCCGGTCAGGATTCGGGACCCTCCCAGCAATTCCCATCAGGGACGCATTCCTTCCACGATGAGGACCGCGAGAATCACCGCCAGCAGGGCCCCGATAAGGACGGCGGCGATGATTCCCGGGATTTCTCGGCGCATTGGTGCCTCCTGAGGGTGCTATCGGCCCGGCAGATCCGTACACACCGCGAGATGGC